CCACCAATCTCAATATTGCCGTTAAAGCGACTATTGGGGTCGATTAGCAGTTTAAACTTCGGTTGCTCTTCAATTTTCACTGGCTCATAACCTTCCCGCATTGCTTTGGAAATATTACGTGGGTCAGCGTTGTTCAAAAGAGAAACACGAATCCATCTGTACTTGTAGCCGACTTCCTTGTCAGGTTCTGGCAAGAGTTCGGGAGGCATCCACTGCTTGGGGCGCTCCGTCAATACACGGTCTTCAAGTTCACGGGGTTTTCTGTTGGTCGCCATATTAAGACTCCATTTTTAGCACTGCTTGTGCGTATTGTTCAGGGGAAAGTCCAAGTTTTTTAGAGATAGCCAATTGAGATTGGGTCAATCTTATTTTCTTGGGGGCTGTGCTACGAGTTGCTGGTGCAACGTTCGTGCTTGGTCTTGTACGAGGTGACTCGTTTTGATTCTGTCTGTCGGTCTCAAATTTCTCTGGGAACCGTTGACGCATCGTTTCATCAATGCGCCTGTAGTACTCTTGTGATGATAACACCACGCCCTCGTCTTTAAGTTGTTCATGTAAGGCTAACGCCATTCCAGTCATCAACTTATCTTGCCCGAACCAGTTGTTCTCTTCTTGCCAAGCAACTGCGCTAGGGTCAGCACGGGGTGTTGCCACCTCTTGCCTAGTTTGTACTACAGGAGTTTCAATTTGTAAAGGGGCTGGTTTAAAGTTTTTAACTTTTTCTTGCCTTAACGCCACATCGGTGAGTTTTTGCTGGGCTTCGAGCATTTTTTCAGTATCGCCAGACTCGTAAGCCTCTCGATATGAACGCTTTGCTTGCTCCATTTCCATCTCAACGTTTTTGGAAACGCTTTGCAAAATGCTCTTTTCGTTCTCATTTAGGTGGCTTTTGAGTCTTTTATTCTCTTCAATCACCTGTTGAGCAAACGCTAAAGCCTCTTGTTGCTCCCGCATTGCAGCGTCTTTTTCACGTCTTTCATCGTGAGCCAACTTTTTCATCTGCAAAAGTTTCTTTTTAACCTTTGCCGAGTAGTCGGTCATCTCGTCATCGTAGAGTTCTTCCTTTACATTCTCAGGAAGCGGGTCTACTCTGTCTTGTTCTGGTCTGTCATCCTCGATTTCTATCTCAATTTTGACATCTTCCTTCTCTTCTCCTTCTCTGGCGACAATTTCTGTCCCCTCGTCTGGAAATTTAAAGCCGGGTTTTTCAAATTCTGCCATTTGTACGCTCCTTATTTGCGTTTAATTCCTCTGGGGTCGTCTACCACACCTTCAACCGAGTCGTCATTAATCATGCGGAAGTCTTTGCCATGAATGACAAGACGTGAGCCTGAGTTGGGACGCACTAAGATGAAGTCGCCTTTCTTGCACCACGCTCCAGAGGGGAAACGGGTAGCATCTTTGTAGCAATCTGGACCTAAATCCACTACAAAAAGGACGGTAGTAAGCATTTCTTCGTATCGCATGGTCTCTTGGGCTTTAATTAAGCCTATGTCGGAGCCATCGATTTCCTCTTCAGCCTCTGGAATAGCACAAAGAATGTGATATCCACTAGGTTTTGGGAGTTGTTTTGCTTTTTCTTCAACAGTTCTGTTGATTGAACCAATAATTACGGGATTGTCTGGATTGGTAGCCAGTAGGATTTCAGTCGTCATCAGACTCCTCAAGGTTTTTTTGTAGGTCTTGGATGTTTAAACGGGCAGTGAGAAGACCTTTTATCTCTCCGACCATTGCTTTGTACTCCACGTAGTCTTTGGCGCTTCCGCTACCCAAGGCTTCTTGAAGTTGTGCCACTTTGTCATCTATCTTTTCAGATAGAAGTTTTAGGATTTTGTTATTCATGTGTTGCCTTTAATTCGGGCATTTTCTTTGGCTACGTCTACTCCCAAACGTAGTTTTTCTAAAGCCATTTTTTCTTGGCTCTCAATAGCATGGCGCTCCGCCTCTGCTTGTATTTTCATTTGTTGCGATTCAGCCTGTTGCTGGATACGCATGCGCTCAATGTCTTGCTGACCCATCTTTGCTTGCATGTCTGCTTGGTCTTTTTGGGCTTTGCGCTGGGCATCTTGCTGTTTGATTTGCACTTCTGCCTGTTGCAACTGGATAAGTGGGTCTTGTTGTTGTTCTTGATTTTTTTGTTGAGCCTCTTGTCCCTTGTGGATTTCCAGTAACTGTTGACTTGCCGTGGCAACCAAGCGAGAAAGTTGAACTTCGACAGAGGCTGGCAATGGTTTGTCTGGCTCTGGCAAGGTAACACCTAGTTGTTTCTCAATTTGAGAGCGGTATTGGAATCCCAAGTGTTCTGCCATGTGCGCCTGTAGAGCCGCCATGATTTGGTTGGCTTGTGGGTTTTGCCCCAAAGTTTTCATCACCACAGGGTCGGTCATAAATGCTTGATGTGCTGCAATGTGGGCATCGTGGTCTTGGTAGATGAACGCTTTCATTGGCTTACCTCTGACCGCATTCATGTTTTCACTGATTGGGTCTAGTGGTTGCACGTCATCATCCAGTTTGACCAACTTGTCTGCGTTCTTGATACCCAGAACATCCAGCATCTGGCGATGTAGATAGGCTAGGTCGTAGAGTTGTGGCGCTGTTTGCGCCAATTGGATAACCGCCTGATACTGAACAACCTTCTGCGATAACGTAGCAGCGTTCGGGTCCGACACGGGAATAACATCCACCATGTCGTAATCGGATTTCTTAGCCTGTCTATCACCCTGCGTAGGTTCATATGGATACTCCTCTGGTGTGTAATCCCGAATGATGTCTTTGAGGAGTCGTAACTCTTGTTTCAAAGAGTAATGGATACGGGCTTGAACCGCACTCATTACCTTCATGGTTCGCTCTAAGATGGCTAGAGTTGTTCCCACTGGAGAGTTAGCCGACATGTCAGACACTTGAATGTCAGCCGCTCCTGCAAACCTACGCCCCTCTTCCACAATTTGGTTGAGCAAGGACATCAAAACTTGGCTTGGCTCCTTGTACGGGAGCGTCATTATGTTGTCTTTGATAGTTCCAGACGGCACGTCCACGTCACGGAATTCTGCTGGCGCTATCGGTGTGTCGTCACCTTTGACTCGCAGACCACGAGTCTTGAAGCCACCGGGAAGGTTTGACAAAGTTCCTGCGTCCACCAATTGGCGAATAAGAGAAGTGCCAGACTTAGCAAAAGCACCGACAAGATGGATAAGCCCAAAGCAATAAAAGCCAAAACCCGGCACGTATCCATAGTGGACAAAATGCGTTCTCTTTTGGTAAGTTTTATCGTCTTCTTGCCAGTTTCTGCGGATAGACAAACACTTCCTGCTACCTTTTTCAATCGTAACAACATACGGTAAAGCAATACCAGTAGGCTCGCCATCTTTTCCTTTGTGCTCGTATCCCTCTAGGTCAAGGTTGACGTGCATCTCCAATAGTTTGTAACGGTCATCGGTAGTAGCCCGAAAGCCCATCTTCTCGGCAATCTTCTTTTCTACCTCGTCCATTGTGTTGTTTGGTTCACCCAAATCACAATCTAAGTAGAAACCCCCAACCTGCAATCTGCGGATTTCATTCTCTGTTTTCCGCATAACATGGGTAACACGTTCTGCACTTTCTAGGTTGGACGCTCCATAAGGCACAACCACGTCTTCTGCTGGAAGAAAAATAGCCGCAGGGCGCTCCATGTTTGGGTCGTAGTAGACCTTCTTAAAAGCATTACCTGCTAGTCCCAAGCCCCAAAGCATGCGTTCGGTCTCAGGTCTGTATTCCACCATCACATCTGTGATTTGGTAATTCATGTCGTTTTGGACACGCATTGCCGCTTCTTTTTTCTCTGGCGTTTCTTTGCCAACGATTTCAGTCTTGACTGGACCTGCCGCTGGCAGGATTTCCATAATGGTTTCGGCTTGGAACTTAACCAACGCCTCTGATAGTAGGGGGTGATATACGCCACATGCGCCAGCCCACGGGTCGGTTCTATCTTCTATCTTCATGCCGAGTAGTTCTAGTCCATCGACATAGGTTTGCATCCAATCTCTGCGAGATGCTACGTCATCGTCATAGTCGCTGATGAGTTCTTCTACGATGGATTGGATGACATCGTCATCTAGGTATTCCGCAAGGTTGTCATCAAAACCTTCTTCGCTAGGTTCTATATCAATCTCCATCCCATCCATGCTGATATGAACCGCCTCTGGGTCTTCAATCTCTATTTCAATATCGGGCGCATCTTCAAGGCTTTGAATTCCTTGGGGGGCTTGGTAGAGACTTTTTTCCATTGACATATAAATCCTTAGTAGTACGCCACTTTGCGTT